AAGATGATTACGGCAAATGTTCTACGTGCAATGTCTAGCCACATATTTAGCTCACTTTCAATATTTGGCCAACGCTAATAAGGTTGGCGTTTTTTATTTCGTTTAGTTCTACCAGCTTGGCAACAGTGGTGTTGTTAGCTTTGGCAATCTTTGTAAGGTTGTCACCCTTTTTGACTGTGTAAGTTCCAGTAGCAGCAGGCTTAGGAGCAACAGGCGCTTTAGGGGCAACAGGGGTAACAGGTGCTTTAGGTGCAGCAGGTGCAGCACCTTGCTGGGTTAAGAATGCTTCGTAGTCAAGATTGCCAGCGCCCATTGTAGGTCTTCCGCCAACACGGAATGAAAAATGAAGATGTGGGCCATAGCCATATTCTTTACCCAAGCCTGAAGCTCCGGAAAGTCCAATAATCTGACCCTGCTTTACTTCCTGGCCCTGTAGCACGTCTATGCGGGATAAGTGAAGGTAGTCAGCTCTGTGTCCAGATGGAAAGTCTAGAAAGATCATGCGACCACCAGAACCAGTAAAGGTCGATACGATGCCAGAAACGACACCATCAGCAACAGCTTTTACTCCCGTACCAAAAGCAACGCCGTAGTCAATACCTGGGTTTACTGCAGGCTTTGCTCTATTTTTGTGACCCTCAAAGCTGTCGGTAATTTTACCTTCTACGGGCCTGATCCATGTTGACATTTTACAGTGTCGCTATTTCGTCTTCACTAAGTCCAAGTAGGGCAAGTTTAGCCAAAGCTGATTCTTTAGCTTGGATTTTTGCCAATTCCCCAGCCTCTCTAATGGAGACTTCCTCTTGGTCAATTAAATAAGCTTCGTATTCCTCGTCTGTCATTTCACGAACAAGGTCATCTATTTGAATATTTGGTCTAGTCATTATACCTTTCTGTATCCGTAAACTACTATTGTTCCGCCTGTAAGAGTTCCAGCGCTGGGGGAAATTGTAAAAGCAGTATGTGAAGCGCCGTCAAGTATGAAGCCCGTGTAATTACCAGCAGCGACATTCGTGAAAAAAGAAGAAGAAACCTTGGTTGATCTTACCAGAAATGGATTGAAAACATCTACGAACAGCTCGTTACCATGACCTGCCCGATTGAAACGGGAAACGTTGTTGTCCCAAAGGGAAGAAACACCTCCAGTTGAAAACAGGGTCTGTATCCCACCGCCATAGTAGGAAGCACTCGAACCAACAAATTGAAGCCTTAAGTCTGGAGCAACAGCTGAATGCGATGAGGCTATTGTCATTATTCGGTAGTGGTCATAAGTAGAGTTAAAAATGTTTGACACCGTAACGCTAGCAACGGCGGTTCCAATAGCGGTGGAGCTAATAAACTCCAAGCCTGGAGCTGCAGGCGCTGCTGGCGTGACCCATCCAGTAGCGTAATCTGTGCCGCTCGACTTAGCCAATACCTGACCAGTTGCTCCACCGGCTGGCACAAGCGTAGTCCACTGAGTAGCGTGATCTGTAGAGCTCGACTTGGTTAACGCCTGACCAGCAGTTCCGCCAGTTGGTACGCGTGTAGAGTATGGCAGCGAATTCCACGCAGTTCCAGTTCCAATTTTGTGCTTACCAGTATCGGTTTCAAAGCCTATTTCACCAGCAACTAGAGTAGGGTTAACACTTGTCCAGTTAGCAGCAGTATCCCTGCGTACTTGGATTTGGTTTACTCTAGGCATGAAATACTCCCGTAATGATTATTGATCTAAGCCCCATTATAGCGCATCTGGTGCAGTAAGTGGGGCAATAAACTCATCAAGCGCTTCATCGTAGGTATATCCAATGCCAGCGTAACGACCTCTAATATTACCATTATACGAAGTACGCTTACATACTTGGCCTCTAAAGTTGCCGTACCAAGTTTCAGTATCCAGCCCTTCAATAAGCTCAGTTTCGTCAATGCCAGTAATAACTTCAGTTACTACATTGTTTTCATCTAAAAAAGCGTAATGTGCCATTTTTTCCCATCTGTCAAAAATTAACAATTCCAGTGCCAGCCGTTATTGTCGTTACTTTAAATCCACCTGAAGGCGCGGCAGTTGTACCCGTTAACCCAGCACCAATTGTAATAGTGTAAATGTCTGGATATTTAAGAATAACTACGCCAGAACCGCCTGCACCACCAGCAGCAGCAGCGTTTGTACCACCACCTCCACCACCACCCCCTCCACCGCGGTTTGCGGTTCCAGGCAGGCCAGCTACACCCGATCCTGATCCACCGTTTCCACCAACACTTGATCCACCAACACCGCTGTTTGAGCCACCACCTCCACCAGCATAAAATAATGAAGTTCCAGTTATTGAAGAAGCAAGTCCTATACCGCCAGCACTGGTTCCTTGCGAGCTAGAGGTTGAAGAGTTTCCTAGCCCACCAGCTCCACCTCCTCCACCACCTCTCCTAAAGGTAGAGCCATTAGAACCACCAGAACCACCATTGTTACCTTGTGAGGGGCTTGTTGCAGGAGTGTTGCCAGCACCTCCAGCAGCGTTAAAAGTAGCATTACCTCCACCACCTCCACCACCAGAACCACCAGAGCCACCCAAAGCGCTTGTAGAGTTATGCCCACCGCCCAGACCGCCCCCTGTTGCTGTAATAACCGAGCAAACAGAGTTGGTTCCCTTTGTTGCTGATGCCCCTCCTGCCCCAACCGTAACCGTAAATAAACCAAGATCAGGCAAATTACCAGTAAGAAAACCACCAGCTCCACCACCTCCAGCGCGGTCAGAGTTTGCGCCGTTTGTTCCTCCGCCTCCACCCCCAGCAACCACAAGGTACTCAGTAGCAACTCTTGCGGCAGATGAAAAACTTACATTCCCAGTTCCCGAGGTAATTGTTGTTACTCTATTGGTCCCTACGGCTGTAGTAGTGCCAACTAAGCCTGAGCCAATAATAATAGTAAAAGTATTTGGGTACCTAAGAACCACTACACCAGAACCACCAGCACCTCCATTAAATACATCTCCAGATGCACCACCACCTCCACCAGTATTGACTGTTCCCGCGGTGTTTCCAGCTGAAGAAGTTCCAGTACCTCCACCAAAAGCATTTGTAAAAGGTCCACCTGTTTGAGTACCTCCACCACCTCCTCCACCAACGCTTAATGAAGCGCCAGTAATGGTTGTAGTTATTCCTACACCGCTTGTTCCGTTACCTCCAACGCCTCCAGCACCACCACCACCACCTCCACGGTCAGTAGTAGGAGAGTTTCCTAATCCTCCAGCAAAACCTTGATTAGCAGTTCCTGCTCCACCGCTTTTAAAGGTTGAGGTATTATAACCAGAACCACCACCACCAGAACCACCAGTGCCAGCAGCACTTGTTCCAGAAACGGTTCCACGTCCTCCACCACCTCCACCGCCAATGGCAGTTAGAGAGGCAAAAACAGAGTCGCTGCCATTTGCGCCTTTATCGTTATCAACGGTAGATCCAGCACCACCTACGCCTACAGTGACCGTATAATTTACGCCAGTGTTGGCAAGAATTGGTAACTCGAGTGAACCTCCTCCACCAGTTTGCCCAACCGTACAACGAACACCACCAGCACCACCACCTCCAGCGTTGTTTCTACCTGCGCCTCCTCCCCCAGCAACAATTAGGTAGTCTAGGCTAAATGTCGATGACGAGCTAAGGGCTGCGCTCAGAATACCGCCCATTAGGACAGTCCGTTTCCTGAAATGTACCAAAGAGTTGATGTGGTTTTTATAGCGGTAGCAATACCATGAGGTGCTAGCGTTCTGGAAACTCCAGCTCCACCAGTTCCAGAACCAGCCATAAGTAGAGTATCCGTAGTTATTGCAATGGTCATAGTTGCACCAGCGCCAGCAATAAATACAATGGTTGTTCCAACTGCTAACGGCACCGATCCATTGGCGGGGATGGTTACGGTCCTAGTGGCAGAAGCGTAAATACTTTCGCCAGCATCGGTTGCTGCAATAGTATAAGCGCCAGTAGTTCCAGCACCTGAGCTCTGCGGAATACCCATAAAACCAAGGCCATTTGCTGCGCTTGTGTTTGTTCCGTCTGCGGGGGTTCCAGTTACTGTGCCAGTAAAGACAGGAGAAGCTACAGGAGCTAGGCCAGCTTCAGCAGGAGTTTGGTTTATCCACAATGAACTTGTGCTATCCCACGCTAAAACCTCATTGTCGGCAACGCTACCAACGCTAATGTCTACGTCATGGAGCTCGTCTATCTCATAGCCGTTTTGAACTTTTACAAAAATCTCGCCATTGACGCTTTGAACACGAGTAACAACACCAAGATAAACGCTGTGAGCTGGCTTAGCTGGCGGAGATCCAAATACAAACTCACCTGCGGTAGAGGACAACCACACTGCTTGCCCAGCTGTAGCAGCATTAGTATTTAGCCCGTAAAGCAAACCCTCAGTAACAACATAGCCAATATCACCAGTGGCTAGGGCAGCCTCCAAAAGACCCATAGTTTTTGACGATGTAGCTTCGCTGTCAGCATCAGCAAGCGACACGTTCATGTTTGTTCCGCTAGCTGAAGATACGTAAACAACAGAGCCTTTTGGCATTGTTACGCCAGTGTTGTTCTTTACAAGGTGCTTGACCTGACCTGTGTAGTTATCAATCCATTCAGCGTCATAGTTTGTTGCAGAGTTCTTGGCAAGAATCTGCCCCTCAGTACCCCCGACGGGGATACCATTTGCAGCGTTTGGAGCGTTAACCCACTGGGTGTTGTAGTCAGTGCTGTCGATCTTTGCTAGAAGTTGGTTAGCGGTTCCGCCAGTCTGGACTCCAGGGCCAGTTGCACCGGTTGCGCCAGTAGCACCAGTTGCACCGGTTGCGCCAGTAGGACCAGTTGCCCCAGTAGGACCGACTAAGGAAGTCGCAGATCCCCAGGCGCCTGCAGTCTTTGGGCCATAAATGTTGTTTGCTGCCGTATCAATGTAAAAGTCGCCATTTACACCAAGGCCAGCTGAGGGAACGCCCGAACCGCTCAGAACAGTCTTACCGTCTATTCCGTTTGTACCATTTGTTCCATTCGTACCATTTATACCGTTTGTGCCGTTAGTTCCTGCTGCACCCGTGGCACCCGTGGCACCTGTGGCACCAACCGCACCAGTAGCACCAGTTGGTCCAGTTGGGCCAACTAAAGAAACTGAAGATCCCCAGGCACCTGCAGTTTTTGGGCCGTAAATTGCAGTCGCCGTTGTGTCTAAGTAAAAATCTCCATCTACACCAGTACCTGCTGATGGGGCACCAGAGCCATTTAAAACGGTTTTACCATCTGTACCGTTGGTTCCATTTGTACCATTTGTACCGTTAGTACCATTTGTCCCGTTAGTACCCGCCGCGCCAGTTGAGCCAGTAGCACCCGTTGCTCCTGTGGGGCCAACAATGGAGGTTGCGGCACCCCAGGCACCTGCTGCTTTTGGTCCGTAGATGTTATTAGTAGCAGTGTCAATGTAGAAGTCACCGTTTACGCCTAATCCAGCTGAAGGCACGCCAGATCCGTTTAGTAAAGTCTTACCGTCAATACCGTTGGTACCATTAGTACCGTTTGTTCCGTTAGTGCCAGCTGCACCCGTTGAACCTGTGGCACCTGTGGCACCAGTAGCACCAGTTGGGCCAGCAGCACCAGTAGCACCAGTTGGGCCAGCAGGGCCAGTTGCTCCAGTAGCGCCCTGAGTAAAGTAAGCTAGCGACGTCCAGACTGTAGAGCCGTTACCGATCTTGATCTTGAGGGTATCGGTCTCAACGCCCATTTCACCCTGAGCAAGGGTGGGGTTGGCGGCAGTCCATTGCGCGGCTGTGCCACGTCTAAGCTGTAAGATTACTGCCATTAGACTCCTCCGCCATCCCAAGCTGGAATTGGCGTATAAATTGTGCTAGGAATACCGCCGTCGATATTCCACAAGCCGCCTTCAATGTCTGAAAAACTTATTCTCTTAGATGTCTTACCATCGTGTACGTGATCTCCAGGGCTAGCCTGATTTGGGTTAGCTCCTAGTGTATGATGAGTAGCAAGCGGGTTTTCGTCAACATCAGAGTTAAGGTGAAGTTCCTTAACTTCCTGATATGTTAGTTGTGTACCGCCTGAAAAACCCATAGCTAATAGAATACCAGAGAAGGAGACACTCTTGAGTAAATCTAAAGACATTGGCACACGTGCCGAGACCGCCGTTAGAAACTACCTTTTATCAGTTGGCTATGATCCAATGACAGCTCACCGTAACGTATTGAAAGGATCAGCCGATGAAGGAGACGTTTGGCTACGTGAAAGCTATGGCCTTATTGTATTTGAGATCAAAGGCGGGAAGTCTGCCAAAGACGCCAGCCACGAACAAATAAGGAAATGGTATGAAGAAGCCGAAATTGAAAAAGCTAACGCTGATGGCAAGTTTGGTTTTCTTGTTACTCAGCGTGCTGGTGTTGGGTACCCCAGAGCCGGCGAATGGTGGGCCTACGCAAAGCTTAGCGATCTCATCTACCTAAGAACCAACATAGGCACCAATAGCGACACGCTAGTTCGCTTAACCCTTAAAGAGCTTGTATCATTAATTCATGGCTAAGGAGACGTACGATGTGGCTTCCGTTCTTCTTCAACTCGGGGAAGGCCTCAGTGAGGCAAGCCGACAGCCTAATCTCTATGACTATATCCCGAGTGATAAGCAGAAGCAGTTCCACAGTGACGTACACGCGGATCGTCTTTACATTGGAGGAAACCGATCTGGTAAGTCACTTGGTTCGACTATTGAAGCAATCTGGTGGCTCACCGCCTCACATCCTTTTAGAGACGTGCCCGATGGACCAATACGAGGACGAGTAGTAGCCGTTGACTTTCTAAACGGTGTGGATAAAATTATCCTACCGCTTTACAAACAATGGCTACCCAAGAGCTTTTTGATCAACGGATCCTGGGAGCAGAGCTACTCTAAAGAGCGCCACGTACTTACCCTAAACAACGGTTCATTCGTAGAGTTTATGTCCCAGGACCAGGACCTAGACAAGTTTGCCGGATCCTCTAGGCACTTTATCCACTTTGACGAAGAGTGCCCACAGTCAATCTTTAAGGAATGTCTTGCCCGACTGGTTGACACCGGAGGTGTTTGGTGGATGTCCCAGACTCCAGTTGAAGGTATGGAGTGGATCTTTGACGAAATCTACACGCCAGCTAAAGAAGGTAAGAAGAACATCGGCATCACCGAAGCCGAGATCTACGACAACCCCTCATTATCTAAAGAAGCTATTGAGAAGTTCCTTGACATGCTTTCTCCGGAAGAACGAGAGGTTAGATCCAAGGGTCAGTACGTTCACTTAGGTGGCGCTGTATTCCCGGACTTCTCACCGGTGACTCACTGCATCCCCAAGGGCGTCTTTATGCCTAAGCAGGGCTATCGAATTGTACGTACCATGGACTCTGGCTGGACTAACCCCACCGTCTGGCTATGGCTAGCTATTGCACAAGATGGCACAATCACAGTATTCCGGGAGCACTATGCTGCCAAGAAAACCGTGGCTGAACACGCCGAGATAGTCAACAAGATAACCAAGGAGATTGAGGATGACTATGGCTGTGACGTTTGGCTGACTACGGGAGATCCGGCAATCAAGCAGACCAAGGAGCATAGCGGTACGTCGATCTTGCAGGAGTATCAAAAGGCCGGCATTTACATCTCTGTTGACTCTATTCCGACGGATCGTAGGGTAGGCTTAGAAAGGCTTCAGAAGTACTTCAAGATCAACCCTAAGACAAAGAAACCGTTCTTGATGATTACTGATGATTGCCCTCATCTGATAGCTGAGCTGCCAAAGCTTAAATGGAAGAAGTGGGCATCTGCTAAGATGGCAGAGCAACACAATAAACAAGAAGACATTAGAGACGTGAACAACCACTGCTATGATGCTCTTAAGTATGCAATGACTTTCATGGACGACCTGACCCCAGACAAAATGGCCGGCCGCGAAGTTGACGAGAGGTTCCATAGCATTTTCCAGGAACGGTTCTCTCCCGTCACCCCCATCTCCGATACTGACGACAGCGATTCTTGGGGAAGAAGCTGGAGAAATTTCGGCACGACGCAAAACTTAGAAGGATGAGATGACTAACATATTTGATAGAAGTTACAGATTTTATGAAGCCGGAGCACCATTTCCTGGTGTTTGCCTTGCTTGCTCAAATGTTAACAAGCTGTGGGATCTCGGCATGATTAGCGGAACAAATCGCGGGGCTTACCTTTGCGACATGTGCCTACAGGATCTAGCGCTTTTTGCTGGGTTTATCCTCAAGGCAGTTTACGAGAAAGAAACTTCTGATCTAAAGGCAGAGGTTGCAAAACTAGAAGATCAGATCCAAGCATCACCGAGACTAATAAAGGAGCTAACCCATAATGTCAACTCTCTACTTGGCGAGTTTATCACTAGCCTTGCTAGCGTCGCTAGCCCTAGTAAGCCTATTCAATCTGAAGGTAATCAAGCCGACGCTGGAGTCCTTGCAGACGTCGCTGGAGCTACAAATACAATCAGCAAGGGAACAGCAAAGGTTACTAAGCCAAGCGTTAAATCTGCTAGCAAGTAAAGACCCAATAGCTTATCAAATGATTCAGGCTGCTACACCGGAGCCAATCAAAGATGTAGGCTATAATGGACCATATGTATCGGGCGAAGAATACGAACAACTTCTGGCCGACGAAAAGCGTATGAAAGACCTCTGGAAAGATTTGGATATAGACAATGGCAACTGACGAACTCGGCAAGGAAATTACCGTAGCCGATCAAGCCCTCTACCAAAAGGATCCAGCCATGCCTGGTGAACTTGTCGAAGACAGTATCCTTAATAAGTTTAAAAAAGACCAAGACTCAAAGAAGCTAGTAGCTTGGATCAAGGCTGAATACGAGAAGTGCAAGTCAGCCCGTAAGAACGAAGAGATCGACTGGTACCTACAGATTGCTTTTTACAACGGTAAGCAGTACCACAACTGGGCAACGATCAATGGTAAAGAAGGCCTTATGGAGGAGCCTAACCCGGCTAACCTTCCACGTATCACCATCAACCGTATTGAGCCAGTAATCCGTACAGAGATCGCTAAAACAACATCTCAGCAACCATCTGCAGCAGTAGTCCCAGCATCTAACGATGAGGAAGATCTACTAAGCGCTACTGCCGGAGAACAAGTCTGGCAGGCCGTATACGACAAAAACAACTTCCAGACTGAGATTTTGCAGAAGGCAGAGTTCTGGCGTGCGGTATGCGGTAACGGATTCATCAAATGCTTCTGGGATCCAACCATTAAGCACTATGAAAATCAGACACTTGTAGACCCGATGACTGGAAACAAGACAGTACGCAGGGCAGTTTCTACTACTGGTGACGTCAAGTTTGAAGTAGTCTCTCCATTTCACTTGTTTATCCCAGATCTATCTCAAGAGGACCTAGAACAACAGCCTTATATTTTCAACGTGTACACAAAGAGCGAGCAGTGGGTAAAGCAGAACTTTAAATCTGTACTGCCTAAAGACTTTGTTCCAACAAAGGTAAACGCAAGCGAGATTCAGGATGCAGCAATTATGGATCTTCGTGGCGTTGACACCTCTAAGCCAGATTCAGTATTGGTTATCGAGGCTTGGATCAAGCCAAACCAGGTTTCCTACCTACCTCAGGGTGGCCTTGTAACAATCGTAGACAGCGAGATAGTTCAGTTGTCCAATACTGGTATTCCTTACCACCACGGACAATACCCTTTTGCTCACCTACACGGCATCCAGAACGGAAAGTTCTACCGTCGGTCAGTTATAAAGACGCTAATCCCGTTGCAGCGTGAGCTTAACCGTACAAGATCACAGATCATTCATGCAAAGAACTTGATGGCTAAGCCACAGATGATGTATGCAGAAGGTTCTGTAGACCCAAAGAAGATCACAGCTCGCGCTGGTATCTGGATCCCAGTACGCCCAGGATTCTCTATGCCTACCCCTGTTCCTATTCAGCCACTACCTAACTACGTGCTTCAGGAAGTTACCCAGCTTCAGCAGGACTTTGAGGATATCTCAGGTCAGCATCAGATTAGTCGTGGAGAATCCGGATCTGGAGTTACAGCAGCAACTGCCTTGGCTTACCTTGGCGAGCGCGATGACGCTTACCTAACAACAATCTTTAACAGCATTGAAGCTGGTGTCGAAAAGATAGCACGCCAAGCTCTATCGCTGTTTGTTCAGTACGTAGAAGAAAAACGTATGATCAAAATCACCGGCTCTGATGGATCATTTGATGCCATGATGCTTTCCGGATCTGACGTTGCCTCTGGTACCGACATTAAGATTGAGTCAGGCTCTGCTCTTCCAACTAGCAAGTCTGCTCGCCAGGCCCTAGTTACCGAATGGATGAAGATGGGCTTCATTAGCCCAGAGGACGGTCTACGTATCCTAGAGATGGGTATGCTCAAGCAGTACTACAACGTAATCAAGATTGACGAAAACTCTGCTCAGCGCGAGAACTTGATGATGAAGAAGATTACTGATGAAATTGCACAGCAGGTTGAACAGGCTTGGAACGCTGGAGCCGAGAATGGCGACATAGACAAGGTTGACCCAACAACTGGTGCTCCACTTCAGGTACCACCTGTTGTTCCTGTTAACGGCTGGGATAACCACGCAGTTCACATTGAAATCCACAACAGGTTCCGTAAGAGCCAGGCGTACGAGATCTTGCCAGATATTGTTAAGAAAGAATTCCAGAAGCACATCTCAATCCACGAGAACGCTTTGATGTTAAAGCAACAGCAAGAAGCTATACTTAGTGGTGTTGCGCCAGAACAGCCAGCTGATGGAATGCAGCAAGAACAATCACCAGGAACACAGCCGGAACAATCTGGCTTCACTCAAGAACAGTTAGGATAAGAGACATATGTCTGAGACAGAATTCGATATAAATCCAGAGGCGCCCATTGAAGACGCTCCTGCAATTGAAACCCCAGATGCCCCAGCCGTAGAGCCAGTTAGTGATTCTAAGGTTCACCCGGCATACGATGGATTGCTTGCTGAAATACCGGAAGCATGGCACAACAAGGTAATCCCTCACCTTCAGGAACAAGACCGTAACTTCCAGCAGCAGCTAGAGAAGTTCACCCCGTTCAAGGAGTTCATTGATAACGGGCTACAGCCTGACATCATCCGTGACAGCCTTCGACTAGCAGATGTTGCGCTAAACGATCCTGTTTACTTGTACCGCACTCTTGCAGAAAACCTACGTCAGCAGGGCTTACTAGAAGAAGCCGATGCTGTAGAAGAGCAGGCTGATGCTATTGAAGATGGCGACGATGAGAACTACGAGCTAAACCCTGCAATTAGAAAAGAGTTTGAGGCTCGCGATCAGCTAATCTCGCAGCAGCAAGAGTACCTAGAAAGCATTCAGTTTGAAGCTGAAGTGGCTCAAGAGCAAGAAATACTAAGCGAACAGCTTGAAGATCTAAACTCTAAGTACGACATTTCTCCTCAGCTTCAGAACCGCATTCTGGGCTTAATGGAAATCCAGCTAGAGCGTGGCGAAGATGCAACCGTCTACACTGCGGCACGTGAGCTTGCTGAAATTACCGGCATTCGATACAACGAAAAGGGCCAGCTTCCAAGCCAGCCAGCCCCCACAGTGATCGGAGCAAATGGTGGAAACTCCATTCAGACAACCCCTCTTTCTATTCCTAAAGACTTTGCGGATAAGAAAAACATGCTAATTCAGATGTTTGAAGAGCAGTCTAAGGCCCAAAGAAACTCTATTTAATACATAAGTAAACCCGTCCGTTAGCGAAAGCAGTGGACGGGTTTACTTGTATCTTAAGGTTTTATGGTATTCTAAATATGTCAATGGTACAGCCGATTCCGAGTCAGGGCCAGATGATACAAACAATCCCCCCTTTCTTAATTTATAGGAGTCATTCACATGGCAGGAACCTCAATTCTGACCTTTGCGTCAGAAGCAATTAAGTTGGTTTATGGAGATCTACACGAGCAGCTAAGGGACAAAAACCCAGCGCTACAGCTCATCGAGTCTTCATCAGCTAACATTACACAAAACGGTAAAGAAGTAATCTTCGATACTCACATTGGACGTAACCAGGGAATCGGTGCACGTGGCGTTCGCGAGAAGCTACCTGTTGCTGGAGCCCAGAAGTACAAGCAAGCTCACCTATACCTTACAAACCTATACGGTTCTATTGAGGTTGACGGACAGCTATTCGAGCAGGCATCCGAGAACTACCAAGCATTCATCAACGTTGTTGACAACGAAATCAAGGGCCTAAGAAAAGACCTAGCTAACGATCTAAACCGTCAGGTTTACGGAGATGGCTCAGGTAAGTTGGCAGTAGTTACTGCACAGCCTTCTTCTTCTACTTTGACCGTTGACACCGACCACTACCTACAGGTCGGAATGACCTTTGACGTGGTTGACCCAACAACTGGTGTAAAGCAGCAGTCAGGTGCAGCAAGCTCACTAGAAATCACAGCAATTAACGAAACAACCAACGTAATTACAGTGTCCGGTACCCTAGGTACCTTCAGCACTAACATCAGCGCTGGTGACTTCATCGTTCGTTCTTCCAACGGAGTAAACTCCTTCGGTAAGGAATGGACTGGTCTAGGTGCAATCGTTAAGGCAACCGGATCTCTACACGACATCGACCCAGCTAGCTACCCAGTATGGGCAGCAACAGAGGTGGCTCTTGGAACTCCAGGAACCGCAACTGGCGCTCTAACTGAGCTAGCTTTGATCAACCTAGTACAAAAGGTTGACAAGCAGGGTGGAGATGTAGACGTAATTCTTGCATCCCCAGGCGTTTTCAACGCTTACTGGGACTTGCTACAGGGTCTACGTCAGTTCACCAACGGTGCAACCCTTGAGGGTGGTCAGCGTGCATTCTCATTCGATGCAGTTGGCAAGCCAATCAAGTTCGTATCGGACTACGCAGCTCCACCAAGCACCTTGTACGCGCTAAGCTCGAAAGAGATTGTGGTTAACCGCAAGCGCGACTGGGCATGGATGGACCGCGATGGTTCTATGTGGTCACGTGTCGCAGACACCGACGCATACGAAGCACGTTACTACCAGTACTCTCAGCTAGGTACCTACCGCAGAAACGCACACGCGGTACTATCTAACATCACCGAGAAGTAAACAGTAAATAATTGCCCGTGGGGATAGACCCGTCTCATCTATCCCCACGGGTTTTACTTTATAATGGAGGCAGGAGATTATTATGAGCTATATAGAATTTGACAAAATAGACGGACTTTATTCACCGGATCACCGTAGAGTGGCTGAGGTTATCAGCGATCTTTTCCCTACAGTGAGATTGATCCGAGTAGACTCGCTACACCCAAGTTTTGACCCAGAACGACCATTTGCGCTAATAGATGAGCCACACATGCTACCGCCGTATGTAATCAGATATATGCGGGAGTCCGAAGTAGACCAGAGACTTGTTGCTTGGCTTGTAGAAAACAACATGCACGACGCGAACTCAAAGGTCAATAGACTCCAGATTTTAGAAATGGCAGAAGCCGCCATGAAAGCCAAGCGTGAGCTAGAATGGATGGAGGAAAAGAAGGACATGATGAAGTCCGTTATAAGTTCCCGTAAGAACGAATACCGCCACAATGGAAAGGTAATTAGGAAGTAATGCCAGCAGAACTATTTACTAAAACTGCTCTAGATGTCATAACCCGCGTCAAGACTCAGTTCGGAGACTCCTCCGGAGCTCAGATCACAGATAGCGCTATTCTGCGTTGGATCAACGACGGCCAGCAGGAAATCGTAAACAACAACGCAATCCTAAAAGACCTTAAGTACTCAAACGTTGTAAAGGGCCAAGCTGAGTACAGCTTCCCAACTGACAAGGTTCAGTACATCGAGGCTGTTTCAGTAAACAACAGGCCAGTAAGAAACCTTTCTGCTCAGGGAGCTAGAGAGTACATTCTTCAGCAGGATCCTCAGGCAGAGCAAAAAGCAGACATGCCTCTTATTTGGTACGAACGTGCCGGCATTATTACTTTTTACCCAGTTCCAGACAAGGATTACACAAACGGTCTAAAGCTTGAATATGTCAAGATGCCTAATGATGTAACCACCTCAGGAAGCGCTTTATCTATTCCAGACCGCTACCTAAACGAGTTAGTTAATTACTGCATGATTCAAGCTCTTGAGTTTGATGAAAACTACGCAGCTGCGCAGGCAAAGGCTGGACAGTTCAGAGAAGGCCTGGACCGCATGTACCTAAAGGAGAACCTGTCACAGAACGATCTGTACGAGCAGATCCTACCGGACCCGCTGGATTATGTCTGATATAGTACGGGAACGCTCTGCCGTATTAAACAACTTTTCTGGAGGTCTAAACAACTTCTGGGATCCTTCTGCAATCGCTGACACTGAAGTTCCATTCCTACAGAACCTAGAGTTTTCACCAACTGGTGCCCTATCTTCTAGGCCTTCTATATTTGACACTGGTGCAACTTTTCCTGAAGCCAGCACTTTTTTTAATATTCTAGGTTTTTACGTAGCTCAAAACGGTACACGATCTGCAATAGTCGTGTCGCCTACAAAGACTTATATCTGGAACTTAGCTAGCACTTGGACTGAAATTTGGAGCCACCCGGCAGCAGACTTTGTGCAGTATCAAGACTACGTAATCATGTGCCGCATCAATGGAGCTGGTGCATACTGGAACGCAAACGGAGCGCCGGGCTATAACGCTGGTACTGGCCTATGGACTGTAACTGGATCAAACACCTCCACCATTGCAACCATGCCCGCCGGTAGAGGAATTGAGCTTCACCAAGAACGCCTATTCTTGTTTGGCCCACTAGACAGCGCTTCTCAGTCCATTATGTACTGGTCAAACATCTCGGGTGAAATAGATGGTTTCCCTGGCAAAGACTGGCGCTGGTGGGAGCCTGCAACTAACCTGGTATCTGTAAACGGCGGAGATGGCCAATGGATCACTGGACTTGTTGCTGGATATAACGACATTACTATTTTTAGAAACGCTTCGACTTTTAGATACACATTTAGCGAACTCCCAGAAGAAGGTACGATTGCTAAGGTTCAAGACGGCATTGGAGCTGAGAACCAATACTGTATAGCGCGTTACGAAAACAGCCTTTTTGTACTCAGCGCTGATCAGCTGTACCTTTACAATAACGGAAACTTTACATCGCTTAATGACCAGAAGGTTAGGTTTGAAGAGCAGGCTGGATCAGGTAACTTAAAGATACGTTACTCGGTGTCGATACTTGGCTCTCGAGCAATAGTTAACTACGGTGGTTCTCTCTACGTTGCGCAGCTTAAAACGGGAACATGGTCTACTTGGAAGTCCAGTACTGAAATTGGTAGATTAGTGCAGCTCCCAACTCCTGCAAACAATATTGGTGAGGCTAAGTTTGCCTACGGTGTTTCAGCTAGCGCAACAGCGGCAAAGTGGAAGATGTACAAAATGCTTGATCACGTTCACGATGATAGCGATCCTGAAGCCATTGAGTGCATTCTGCGCACAAAGATTTACGACTTTAATTCGCCCACCGAATGGAAAAGAATGTACTGGTGGTCTGCAGATGTCATGGCGTCTAATACGGTAATTGCAAAAGCGTTCCCTGTGTCTCTTTCGGCTATTCAGACAAGCTGGGATGCAATGGATTATTCAGGACCTGGTGACACTGAGTATGTTGATTGGGATAAGGAGAACGATACTTGGGATAACCCTACAGCCACAGCGTCCTTTGCGTCTACCACAGTAGACACCGGCTATACCTATAAGCAGCGTCTAAGCCTCAAACTGGACCATGGACTACGCTTCCGTAGGGTATACTTTGAATTGTACTTAACCTCTGACGGGACGGTTAATACGTCGCCAGCCCAGATATTTAGCCTTACGCCAATGATTGGAACAAAGGCTAAGACTTCAGATAGGATAACTTAATGCCTAACACAGGTCAATATAATCCTTATGCTGCTGGTCAAAAGGTTTACGGATCAGGTCGTTACAACCCAACAATGGGTCCAGTTGACAAAGCCGGATACGCAGATAGAGACAGAAAAAGAAAAGTTAAGTTGAACGCTCTTAGGGCTAAAAACAAGGCAAGTCAAAAAGGCGCCTTTGCTAGCTCTAGTGTCTTAAGGTACGGTAAATAATGGCAACCACAGGAAAGAAAGCTACTGGAGCTGATCCAATGGCTAGCATTCTTAACGATCCTCTATACCAAGAGGCTTTAAAGTCTTACTACAACGAAACTTATGTTCCTGGTTTAACTCAGAGTCAGTACAACATTGGACAGGCAAGAAACAACCTAGTTCAAAACGACTTAACTCGTGGTCAGGCTCAGAAAGAAGCCATTCAAAGGACCGCTGGTGGGTACGCTTCTCGTGGTTTTAGATCTCCAAAGATGGTTACAAAAGACTTTGCGGCCATTCAGGGTAAGACTGCAGCTCAGCGTAGAGAAGAGCAAAACGTTATAAACTCTCAGCAGAATCAGCAAGATGTTCTTTATGGAGCAAACCCAGACCTAGGTGGTTTCTTTAAAAACCCTGCTGGCTATGGATCAATTGGTGCTGGTGCTCGTCGTGCATCTTTGGCCGAGCTGTTTAGCTTAACTGACAAATACAAAGACCTAGGAATGGGATACTAACATGGCCAAAGCACCCTACAACCCAGCTGATCCATTTAGAATAGGGGAAACTCTACGCTCTATTGGCATTAACCCAAACATTTTTGTTCCTCAGGGGACAAAGCCTAAGCTTCCTACGCCACAAACAAGAGGTAGAGGTTACTACCTAGGACCAGAAAGTATTGACGTTGGAGTAAAAAAACCAACACCCAAGGCTACTCCTGGTGTTGGTTTTGGCTCTGGCCCAAGAAGCGCTGACGGCCGCGATGGATGGGATGGTAAGCGAGGACCTAGTGCTACACCTACTCCTGATGGCGGTGGGGGCGGTGGCTATGGAGCGCCTGCAGGAGATCCAACTGCTGCAATGTTTGACCCATTATTTGATTTAATTAGAAGGCAAAGAGAGGCAGCAAACAACCGCTATGCAGCAAACAAGGGTGAAATTGAAAACATATTTGGCCAGCTAAGCAGCGCACGTAGAAGTGACGTAGCTAGCACAACTACTGCATACAACGCTCTTTCAAGTGCCGCTGCATCGAGATCTAACGCCGTTAACACAAACATTGATGCATCTGAAGCTGCAAGGCTTTCAGGTAACGAGTCAGTTTTGCAAAGCCTAGGACTTGGCGATGTTTCTTCTGCTCGTCTTGGTGACGTAGCTTCAGAGCAAGCAGCAACTGCAAAGAATGTTGAAGGTCTTAACTCTGCAAACTGGCAAGGATTGCTCAGCGCAATGGGAGCAAACGCTCAGGACATTATTTCTCAGGATGTTCAGAGCTATGGATACCAGCAAGGAAGAGACGTGCAGGATCTTCAGCGCAGTCTTCAGAACTACCAGCAGGGCTTGGACACTCAGGAATTCCAAACTACAGCTAAAGCTGCTGAGGCTAAATTCCAGTACGGCGAATCTCAGAAAGCCGCACAAGCTTCTGCTGCAGCAGCATTTGCTAATGCAAAAAACGCAGCCGATAAGTTTGCTGCTGAGCAAGCTCAAGAACTACTTAAGAATGCTGACCCGCTTACTAGAGCAATTGCTCGCGGAACACAGGCAGGGTACCCTAACTTCAACCCTACAAAAGTTGAGCAGGCCTACTTTAACTGGATGTCTACTCGCGGAACTAGCCCAACCTCAGCCGGATTGACACAGTGGAACAAAGTAGCGGCTACTGCCGATGCTACAAAGTATGCGGGTGGTCAGCTGTCTGAACGGGAAATGGGCGCACTTATCGAAGCCATCGGTAGTAGCTTTTAATATAGTAGGATTTAGCTATGGCCCTAAACCCTGAGATACTCAAAGCGCTTGCTGGCGCTTCCGGAAAAACATCCGGTGCTTTTAACGCCGAAGCAGCTAATGCCGGCATGGCTACCAATCAAAAAACGGGGGCATGGAACCTTGGCCAGTCAATCATCGACATTCTTTCAACTGGTGGATACGCGTCTGCTGGTATTACTAGAAAGGTAGGAGAAAATGTTGCCTCTATCCAGCGTGGCGATCTTGGTGGCCTTCTTGATCTTCTTAATCCGCTATCTGTTCCCGGGGCAGCGGTAAAGGGTGTTCAGGAACGCAGAACTTACAGTGAAAACTTACGCGATCTTGGCGTAGACAAAAACGTTTCAACATGGTTAGGTCTTGCGCTTGACATTGGTCTAGACCCAACAACTTACATTACTGGCGGAACTATTGCTGGTGTAAAAGGTGCTGCCGCCGGAGCTCGTTTGGCTTCTGCTGCAAATAAAGCAAATGCTGTAGTTGTTCGCTCTGCAGCTGAAGCTGCTGCGATGAATTTGCCGGATGTTTCCCGCGCTTTTGTTCCTGTTGTTGAGCCGCTTACTCAAGGACAAAAACTTGGAAACTATTTAACTGGCGTTCTTCGTGGTTATGATTTTAAACGCGCTGAGCGTGCTGCCGACATAAGCAATAAGAAAATAAATAAAGAGGCTCGTAAATACGCAAAAGAAACCGGTGACGTCACCTATGCTATTGGTGCAGTAAAAGCTGGAGGAAACCTAGGTAAGGCTGCTACTAGTGCAATTAAGAACGAGACTGCTTTAATAAACAGAGATAAGTTTATGGAGGCTGTTGCAAAAAGTCCTGTCTTGCAAGAGCGATACGCTAAGCGTTTTGAAAAACTTCAGGCTCAAACTAAAACTTTGAAAGATACCCGTTTTATCGATCCAAAAACCGCAAAAAAGGTTAATGCTGTCGAAGCCAGCGAAGCCGCTAAAGTTGCCCAACTTGAAGAGGCTGCACAGATCACTCCACCACCCGCAGCTGCAATTGAAGAAATTTCGCCTGCTGTTCCAGGCAGCGTGCGGGACGTGCAAGAAACTGTTGTTGCGGCTAATAGCCTTAAAAGCGAAGAATTGCTTAATGCAATAAACGCTGACAAAAAAGCCCGTGCTGCGGTAACTCGTCAGGCAAACAAGATTAAGAGTTCTTATTCTCAAATAGAAACCGAAATTCTTGATTACGCAAACAAGGTTGTTGATCCCGCAACTGGAAAAAAACTTGCCGAATCCGCGGGCACAAAAGAAGAACTTTTAGATTACATAGCAGAAGGCTTAGGTACAAATAAATTAAAACCTACTGCAAATAGACTTGAAAGATTTGCTAAAGCAATCGGTACCACTAACGATCCAGCGCAAACAAAAGTAGAGCTAGTAAGAAAGACCTTAATTAGCCTGTCAAAGGATCTTAAAAAACTAGGAGATCTAGAGGAAAAAGCTGGAGCATACGCCAAGTTCCTTGAGAGCGGCGGTATAAATGCAACTACTGAAAACATTGCTGCTGCAATTGGAATAGTAAACTCTGCCGAAGTGGGCAAGCTTGTCGAAGAAGCGATAGACCTTGAGGGTGAGGTCAGCAAAAACATCTCAGACATTATTGATGAGGTTGCAACCGGTACACCTGGTACAAGCGCAAAAACAACCGAAGAACTTGCTGACGACGCCACAAACTTAAGACTAAGCTCCGCTGAAGAGCTCATCGGCTATTTGGACTTTATTGAAAAAAGCGGATCTACAAGCGCTGACTTCAGAATTGAATCTATTCTTAGAAACGCCATTGAGTATGGGCCGTATGCAAAATTAGAAAAATTTGCGAAAAGAAAAGGTCAGTCCGTAAAAGAGTTAATTTGGGATGCGATAAACGGCGACAAGAGTGTCATTAACGACCCTAACTTCTCCATATCCCCAGAGGCAGTAAAACTTGATTTCTTTAGTTCCGAGGCGCGTTTTTCCGTACAAGACCTTATTGTCAATAAAGAACGAAAGCTTGTAGCAGGAAAGAGTAGGACGCCAGCAGAGGCGATTGCGGAAGAATCTGCGTTGTCTGGTATTCAAGAAAGCACACTTAGATTACTAGGCGTGCAAGTTGGTACTGAAGAAAACTTATTAATGCAACTTCGCAGGGGTGGCGTTAAGAAAATTGGCGAAAAGCTAAGTAAGAATTTTGTACCACAAAGACTTCACCTAACACTCTCCGACATATTGCAATCAGCAATTAGGTCAGGCAAGGGAGACGCTTTTGCTGCTATTCGCTACCCTGGCGGTAAGTATCAAAACATTATGCCTAGCAACATTGAGTATGCATTTTTAACCTTAACAAGATACAAATCTCTTGGCCAGGAAATTAAACCAGGCACTGAAGCTTGGGAAGCAATTAAAAAGAGCCTTAATGAAAACTACAAACTTCCTGATGCAAAAGATGGCGTAATTGTCAACAAAGATGTTGACGATTTCTTTATCCCAGCACCACATCTTAACCCTAAGCCGATAGAGGTTGACGGTAAAACAATAACTCTTAAAAAAATACCAGATCTAGATAAAAAAATTGATAATGTAATTCAAGTAATGGCCGACACCTCAGATGAGCTGTTGTCAATTCATGGGGCAAGAGCTGCTTCCGTTATGGCCAATGAGGCGTCTGATGCAATGCAAAAGGGTAAGGAGTTTTTCCTTGAGTTATTTGAACTGCTTGATGCTAGAAGCGGATTCCTAAAAAATCTTCCCGACCTAGTTAAAGCATCTCCCGGAAACCCCACGAAGTTCCTTGGGCCAGGTGTCCCAGCAAAAAACGTCAGTGGATTAAACAAAATCACTGGTCTTATGAAATCGCTTATTTTGTCATCTGCAAAAAGCGCTGGTAAATTTAAAGACCCTAAAGTGGCTGACGAAATTAAAGAACTTATTATTAACATGTTTATGAAAAACCTTGTTAATGAAAACGACAAAAAGTTAATAGCAAAAATTGGGGCTAACGCGGCTGCGCAAGTAGCTTCGGAGGTAAGACACCAGTTTGACGAAGTTTACAAGGCTGTTAAAAAAGAAATTAACATGACCGATGCAATGGGTGCTACTAAGCGAACCGTTAAAGTAACACCTGCTCAAAAGGCAAAAGGTAAAGAAGCTAGATTTAGGTCTACCAAAGAAGAGTATAAAAAAGCAGAGTCACTTGTTCCGCAAACCTTAAAAGCGCAAGAACCAAGACTTGCAGAAGAAATTGCAAATCCTGCACCACTGGGAGATGAGGATAGCAACATATTCACCAACCTAGCATCCGGTGACGAGCTAGAAGATATTTTAACTGTTGCTATAGGCGAGGTCACTGACAATAGGCTGAGTGCCCGCTACATGACTGCAATGAGTGGTCGGTTTGGAATTGGTCTTGGCGGAAAAACTATTATTGGTGGTGTTGAATATAAAAACATTACATCAAGCACACATTACTTTACTCTTTCGTTAAAGCGCTTGGCTGAAAAGCACGGAGGCGATATAGCTAAAATTGACGACGCCTTTAAGCTTGTGCAGCAATGGGGTAAAGAAATGTACCAAAACTTTGAAGCTGGAAGATCCGAGATTCCATTTTCTCAGTGGTTACAGACTGCAAAGACCGGCAATGTTGATCTAGAAATTGCAGACGATCTATCTTTTATGGTCGACGCGTTATTTGGTGTAGACCCTTCCGATGTGCCAGTGGGTGTGTTTAGTCAGAGCTTTAAGCAGCCTTATTTTGCTGATGAACTAAACAGAATTTTTTCGGTTAAGGGATTCTTTGATATTGGTGAAGAGCAAGCATTTAAGTTACCAGGCGACATTGGTCCAATGGGCGTTAAATATTCTTGGGCTAGGGCTGACGTTGACACCCTTAAACAAGGGGCTAAGGGTAAGCCGTTTAACTCTCTTACATTCTTAGCTAACTACGCACAATCCTTGCACGCAGTGCAGACTCGAATTGGTATTGGTCAGTCCTACAGTTCCGCTATGGGTAGGACTCTAAAAGAACTTAAAGATGAAGGACTCACCCCTTCTGAAATAAGTAAGGGTTTTATAAAAGTTGATCCCGAAGATGAATTTGGTAAGTTCCTTGATCCAGAGATGCTTTTTGATGCTAGTGAACTTGAAAGAATGAAGTACATTAAGAAGTATCTTACGTACGAGCGTTCGTTTAGTAATGAGACTGTACAAGAAGTAGTCAACATGGTTGACATGATAACTAGCATTCTAAAGGCGTCTCAAACAACTTGGAGAATGGGACACCACGTAACAACCTCTGTTGGTGAAGGTCTTATGAACACCCTTGCTGGTGTAACCCCTAAGTATTACAGCAATGCTTTCGAGATTCTCACTAAGTACGATTCAACAACATACAAGCCAGGCGACAATCCTTTTAAGCAATACATGGATTATGCTTCGCCAAAGGGTATGCAACTTAAATACGATCAGGTCGGCACAATCAGCTTTGTTAACTCTACAACAGGCTCTGTTACCCTTGCTCCAGAAAGCGCAGTCATGGCTCTTGCAGATGAGCTTGGCATAATTATCCGAGGAGGTGCCGGTGCGGTAGAAGATATTGACATGCGCGGAGTGGGCGCACTTTCTGGTGGCTTTGTTGGTGGAGTAAGTAAAGTAAACGACAAGCTTTCTGGCATCAGCGCAGCCCGTGATAATTTCTTCCGCTTGGCGCACTTTATTAAAGAGATTGAAAAGGGTGGCGTCTACGGATCGCTAGAAGAAGCTGCGGTTGCAGCTGCACAGGTAGTAACGACTTATCACCCAACAGTTTATGGATTGTCTGCTTTTGAGCGTAAGTACATGCGTCGCGCTGTTTACTTCTACACTTGGCAGCGAATTGCGGCAACTAAGGTATTCCAACTAATTGTGCAACAGCCAGGCACCATTACAATTCCATCTAAGATCCAATATGCGTTCTCAGAGGCAAATGGTTTCAACCCAGAGTCATTTGGAGATCCATGGGATCCTAATGGCATATACGCTTCATGGAACACAGGCAACCTATACGGTCCACAGTTCCAGGGTCCAAATGGTCCAGGCGACGCATGGGGCTTTGGGCCTGCTGTACCACAGCTAGACATCCTAAACAGCTTGTTCAGCGGCTACACCGTACAGCCTGGCCAGACGGGCCTAGACGCCGTTACAAGGGGCACACAGAACCTTGCAGGCCAGAACCTATCGCCAATGCCTAAGTGGTTTGCTGAGCTCACCACGGGCAATAGGGTGGGTACTGGTGGCGACATCAGGAACCCACTAGAATATGCTATTGATCAGGTTGGTGGTATTAACACAATATCCAAGATAACTGGGCTAGGTCAGGAGCCAGAAAAGACTCTTACTCCTACTGAACAGGCCGAAAAGAAGACTAGACTATTGATCAACTGGTTACTTGGTCAGAAGCTGCAGGATTACTCAACTTCACAGACACAGAAACAGTGGTCTTTTGATCAAAGCAAAGCACTAAAGAACATGTTCCCAACACCATAACGGAGATACTATGAGCCTCAACCCAACATTCGATGATGTATTAGCACTAACATTTGGCACGCTAGATGCAGTGTACGCGCTACACGCGCCAGAGAAGCCAGAAGATGATAATGATCCAGGCAAGTGCCTTCACTGCGAAGTGGAGTTTCCTTGCGAGACT